TCTCGACCTCGTTGCCCCACCAGGGCTGACGGGCGACGTGGATGGTGCAGCCGATCCCGGCGCCCGCCGCGGTGCGGGCGATGGTGTCGGCCTGCTCGGATCCGGACGCTGGCTTCCGGGTGGCCCCGGGGAAGCGGGCGTACGGGCCGTCAACGGCCACCAGGTGGTCGCAGAGCCCCGCCATGCTGGCGACGCACTCGGCGAGCCACGAGGCAGGTTCCTCGTACCAGGACAGCAGCCCGATGACTCTCATGCGTGAACCCCCAACCAGCCGCCGCGGGGGTTCTTCAGGAAGAGCCCGGGGTGTGAGGTCTGCGCGCACGCGAAGCCGATCTGCGCGTGCACGGTCCACGCCTCGTGCCCGTTCCCGGCGTCATGGACCAGGAGGACGGAGCCAGACTTGCCGTGCTCCGCCCACATGCGGATCTCGTCGAAGCGGACCTCGATGTCGCTGTCGAGGACCACCAGGTCCGCGGCCGCCATGTGCGTGACCATCGGTCCCGGCAGGTCCGGGTCCGCCGGAGGCTGCCGCCACTGGGGGTTGGACTCGAACCCGAAGTACGTGCACGCCGTGGTGTCGAGGTAGCTGGTGATCCGGCCGACGCCCACGCCCGTCTCCAGGACGGTGGCGGGCTGGAGCATCCTCTGAAGCATGCCGGCGAAGCGGCAGAAGTCCCGTTCGGGGGACCACTCGTCCCACGACTGCCAGCCCTGCTCGGCATGCCGTGTGAACTGCTGCTCGTCGTGCATGCGGCTCCTGTCCTGGTTGGGGCCGGGCCGCGCGCCCGGCCCCAGTGGCGGATCAGAACGACGGTGCGACCAGGCCAGTGCCGCCGATCTCGACCACGGACGCCGGGTAGCGGGCGGCCGTGAACGCGAGGTAGCCGTAGATCTGGAGGCGGACCGTGAGGTTGCCGGAGCCGACCTCGGGCAGGACCCGGGAGCGGATGCCCGACTCGTACAGGAGGATGTCGCTGGCCCGGATGACGTGAACGACGTCCTCGTTGGTGCCGGCGCCGAGGGTGGTCGGCATGGACGGGTCGGTGATGACGGGCAGGCCGTGCATCTGGCCGACGACCTGCTGCGAGCCGACCACGCCGAGAGTGGCCACGGCGTTCTGCGGGTTCCCGGCGTCCGGGACGACCAGCGGGCGGCCGTTGGAGTCCGAGGCCGCGAGCAGCGACGCCCACCGGCGCGGGTGCATGACGATCGCGGTCGGCGCCATGAAACGCAGGGTGTGAACCCGCTGCACCGCATCCGCGATCTTGCTGTACAGCTTCGCGACGGTGGGGGTCGCGTCGGTGTACGTGATGGTCGTGATGCCCGAGGTGGCGCGGACACCGGTGACCTGTCCGGAGGAGCCGGAGCCGGAGATGACCTGGAGGTCGGTCTTCGTAGCGTAGTCGGCGACCAGGTCCCGGAAGATGACCTCGTCGAAGGAGACGGGGCTCTGGTCCAGGAGCTGGATGGCGACGTCCTGCTGACCGGCGATGGTGCGGACCGGCGCGTTGATGAACGTGTCGGTGGCGTCGGTCTCGGAGACCGCGCCGTTGTCCGCCGTCTGGATCGCCGTGGTGGTGCCCGTGGCCACCTTCGGGATGTTGATGGAGTCGGTGCCGCCGGGCAGCGGCTGGTTGTTGACGACGTTCGCGTACGCCCGGCCGGCCCGGGCCAGCTCGATGTACTGGTCCATCAGCCACACGGGCGGGACGAAGTATCCGCCGTTGCCGTCCGTGCGGAGGAGGTCGCGGTACTCAGGGTCGGTGGCGACGTCCTGGGCGTGGCGCTGGAGGCGCTCGCGGGCCGTGCCGTCGTCCATGTTGAGCTGGACGCGGGCGAGGTCCTGGAGGTACGAGCGGCCGTTGCCGCGCTCGTAGGTGCGGGCCTCGTTGACGGAGCTGACGCGGGCCTTGGCGCGCTTCACCGCGGCGGCGCCCTCGGTGACCTGGCGGGACCGCTCGGCCTCGTCGGAGAGCTCCTTGATGCGCTCGTCGAGCTGGTGGAGCTCGTCGTCCTTCGCGGCGACCTGGGTGGTCAGCTCACGGAATTCGGAGTCCTCTTCCGGGAGGAGGTCCTCGCGGGCCTCCTCCTCGGCGAGGTCGGTGATGGCCTTCCGCTTGGCGAGGATCTCCTCGCGCTCGCGTGCGGTCTGCTCGCGGCGTGCGACCAGCCGCCGGAAACGCTCGTCTGCGGGCATGATGCCCTGCCTCTCTGGCGATACGGATCATGACGGCGGCCAGTGCCAGGCCGTGATGAGCCGTCGAGCGCCAGTGCCAGGCGTGCGACAGCGGCCGTGATCAGTGCCTGATCACGGGAAACTCAGGGGCGTGTGCCGGTCAGCCGGCGGCTTCGAGGTGGCGGCGCAGGTGCCGCTCGACGGCCGCCTTGTCCTCGTCGGACAGCGGCGACTGCGGGAGCAGCGACAGTGCGTGCCGGACCGCGGGGAGGTTCGCCGGGGCGCCGATCCGCGGCTCGTGGTGCGCGAACCGGTAGGAGCTCGGGTCGTCCGGGGAGCCTTCGGGGTCGACCCAGGCGTGCATGTAGCGCAGTACGACGGGCTGTCCGGCCGCGCGCGCGGCTCCGGCGGCAGCGTCCCGCTGGCTGAGCGGGTCGTCGGTGACGGCCGTGCTGTGGGACGGGATCTGGGCGGAGACGCGGACGTCGACGCCGCCCTCTTCGATGGCGCGGGCCTCGGCGAGGCTCAGGCGCCCGGGTGTCTTCGGCTGCGGCTTCATCTGCCGGTGCAGGGCTGCCACGTTGTCGCGGGCCCGGGCAAGGCGTCCGAGGTCGATGCCGTCCGAGCGGAGCTCGGCGAGCGCGGCCTCCGGGTCGAGGCCGGCCAGGTACTCGAGGGCCTCGCTCGCGCTGTTCAGCTGCACGGAAGTGGCCGGGTTGGCGCCGAAATTGACCACCGACACGTCGCCCTTGTGGAGAGAGACCTCCAGCAGGCGGCGTTCGGTGTAGTCCTCGTTCCACTCGTCGTTCTTGACCCGGAACCCGAAGCTCATCTCGTCCATGTCCTTGCGGCGCATCTTCGGCACGAGGCTCTGGACGTCCGGGTCGGACGGGTCGAGGCCAGCCTCGACGTGCAGGCCGGTCGAGTCGGCGGCGAGCTTCAGCGTGCCGGACTTGGTCCGGGCGAGCGGCATGCCGGCGTGGTTGATGAGGAGGTGGGTGTCGGCGCGCGCGGAGAGAGTCGTGTCGAAGGCCTTCCGGTCGACGACTTCGGTCCAGCCGTACGGCGGCCCGCCGTACACCTCGTACGGGGCCTCGAAGACGCTCGCATAGCCGGTGAGGAGAAGCTGACCTCCCCCCAGCTCGCGGAGCTCGAACTGCCCGCTGGCGATGCCGCGGCGTTCCGGGGAGTCCCGGAGCTGTAGCCGGTCAACCATGGTCTCTCCCCTGTGTCCTGACGAGGCGGAGCCCGCCTTCGTGTGGCGGCCGGTCGCCGCGGATCTGCGGTACGTGGACGGCGGTGCCCGCCTGGATAGGCAGCGGCGTGTAGTCCTGGCCCTTGCCGTCGGGCAACGGCGGCTCGTCCTCGCGGGCGCGCAGCTCGTCGAGGTTGTTCAGGCCGATCAGGCGGGCCTTCTCGTACACCGAGTGCCGGGTGAGGATGTCCACACGGATCAGCGCGTCGGCATTGAACTTGATGTACTGGCCGCGCGGCAGCTGCGCCGAGAGGTGGTTCTCCAGCTTCACCAGGTAGGGCAGCAGCGCGTCGGTGATGAACTCGATCTGCCGCTGCTCCGGGGAGCTGTAGGTGTAGGAACCGCCGGTCTCACCGCCGATCTTCTCGGGCGGGATGCCGTAGACGGCGGCGATCTGCGTGGCCGTGAGGCGCTGCGTCTCGCAGAACTGCGCCTCCGCCACGCTGACCGTGATCGGCGCGTACTCCCAGTCCTTGCCGTACACGATGGGTTCGCGCGAGCGGATCGACTGCACCAGGCGCCGCTTGATGACGTTGGCGTCCGTCTGGTTGACGGTCTGCTGCGTGTTGCGGAAGTGCCCAGGCGGCTGCCCGCCGTTGCGGAAGTAGTCGTCGACGAACTTCTGCGCGGCCAGGCCCGTGGACACCGTGACTGCGTACGCAGCGAGCGGCGACAGGCCCCATACGCGGCCCGGCATCGTCATCCAGGGGATGTGCACGATGTCCTCGGACGGGATCTCCACGCCGCAGTACGTCCACACCGGGTCTGTGAAGCTGCCGCGCTCCCCGAGGGGCATCTGGTCCTGGACGTAGACGAGGGCCGGGTTCAGCCACTCGATCCGGGTCGGGTACTCCAGCCAGTCCGTCTCCATGACGAGCCCGACCGCGTTGCCCCGGTAGACGAGCGACGTCATCGCGCGGCCGATCCAGTCGTCGATCGTGCCCTGCGCGGACGGCGACCGGAACAAACTGGCGAGCGGCAGCTTCGTGGTGGCCTCGGCAACGCGCCGGTACTGCTGGATCGGCAGCGACGCCACCGAGGAGGACAGCAGCCGGCCAGCCGCGAACACCGGCGTGAGGCCGAGCGCCCCATACTCGGTCGCCGCGGCCGGGGAGGCGACGTCGGTGGTGGGCCACGAGACGTTGCCCGGGCCGATGCTGCGCTGCTCCGCCGCGTTCGCGCCGCGAGTCCAGCCCCAGCGGCGGAAAGGGTTACGCACGTCGGCCCCTTCCGGTCGCGGATACGGCCCCCGGCGGCGCGCCTGGAGCGGCAGTCGGGTCAGAAGATCGACGCGGTGACGTCGTAGTCGGCGGCCGCCAGGAGGTGCGAGCGGGAGACGTAGCTCCAGCGGGCAAGCGTCATGGCGACGAGCGGGGTGATGTCGACGTCACTCTTGGTCGGCGTCCACGCGATGGTGTCGCCGGACGTCTTGGTCTTGGCGCCGGCCACGGCGACGTCCAGGTGCCGGGACGGGGCGACGCGGAACTGCTGCTCGCGTACTCCCTCGAGGACCTGGCCCGTAGCGGCCGCCATGTCGATCGCGCCGGTCACCGCGAGGTCGCCGGTCTCCGGCTCCTCCGGGTCCTCGGGGACCTTGAACCCGGCGTCGTCGAGCGCGGTCTTGAGGAAGGCGAAGGTGCCGCGGCCCATGGCGATGGCGATGGGCTCCAGCGCGTCACGCAGCTCGATCAGCCGGGGCAGAACCCACTTCGTGCCGGACCGGTAGTCGGCGATCTGGACGTGGCCCATGCCGTCCGCGCGCAGCCCGTACACGCAGATCGAGGCCGAGTCGCGCAGCGGGCTGATGTCCAGCCCGAGCGCGAGGCCGGCCTCCCGGTCCCGCTGGGAGTGCTCGTCGAGCATCGCCGCCCACTTGGCCGGGTCGATGACCGTGGAGCCTTCAGCGCGCTTGGGCCAGATACCGAGGATCTCCCGGGCGAAGCCCTCGTCCGACATGCCGCGCCGGTCCCGGGCAGTGGCCTCTTCGGTGACGCGGTAGCCCCAGGCCGGGTTGGTGGACTGCCACAGCGCCGGGTCGTCGAGGTCGATCTCGGCGAGGTTCTTCGGCTCCAGATCCCCAGCGAGACCCCAGTCCCGGTATCCCAGCGAGGCGTCCCCTCCTGCTTCGGCTCGCTGGCGCAGGCGGTACATCACGTCGCCGCTGTCGCCGCTCAGGGGCGGCGTGGACGTGTAGATGATCTGCGGGTTCGGGACGGCCCGCATCGTCGGCATGAGGGCCTCGTTCTGCTCCCAGGTGTACGCGAACGCCTCGTCGATGATGTTCGTGTGCCCGGTGAAGCCGCGGCCGCTGCCCTTGCTCCTGGCGATGAACTTCAACTCGGCGTTGGTGTCGAGCCTCTCGAAGCCTTCTTCACCGTTGGTGTTGATGACCTTGATTCGGATGCCGTCGACCTCGAGCAGGTTCTCGTTGGCGCCGACCTGCTTGCCGAGCCGCTTGAAGAGCGCCTTCATCCGCCGGAACGCCCGGATCGCCGTCTTGTACTCGTGCGCCGACCACATCAGCAACTGCTCGCCCAAGAGCAGGAACCCGGCGAGGGCCCGGATCTCCAGGATGGCACCCTTGCCGTTCTGCCTGGGCACCCACTCGGCGAACTCGAAGCACGCCCATTTCCCGTCCGGGCGGACGGACATCATCAGGTCGAGGCTGTCGGCCTGCCACGGGTCGGCTTCGAGGCCGGCCCGCTTCGCCAGGAGGCACGCCTCGGGCCCGAGCGTGTACGCCGACGGCGGCGCGAGCTCAAGCCTCGGCCTGCTTGCGAGCGATCCTGGCGGTGAGGTCAGCAACGCCCGCACCTCCCGCCGGATCCATCGAGGCCGGAGAGGCGCCGTACTGGCCCTGCCTGATCTCCGCCAAGAGGGCCTTGAGGGCTGCCGATTGCTGTCGCGACTCCCCCAACAGCCCCGAAATATCGCCGAATTGCGCCAAATCTTGGTTGACTTCCCTTGACGCAGCACGCAGTATGGAGTCGAGCACTTCAAGCCGGTCAGCGATCCGACAAGCCTCCTCCAGCAGCACCAGATGCGCCGGAGTCAGAGACCAGATCGCCAGGGACTCCCGCCACATCCGGCGGCCCCGATCACCGAGACCAGCAGGCTCCTCCACCACCCGGAACCCCCTCCCGTCATGATCCTTTGGCCTGCCCAAAAATCGCGGGGGGAGAGGGAGGGTCAGGTGGGGGCGGGGTCAACCACTGCCTGATCAAAAAACCGCTTCAATTCGGACATCTCGACATTCCTGCAGGTCAGAGGCTTCCGGTCAGG